GAAATAGTGCGCTGACACCAAATGATTTGGCAGCGGTGGGTGTAATAGGTAACGTAGGAGTAACTATCTCATGAAAAAGATGAACATGGGTGGCATGGCCGAGCACATGCAGAAAGAGCACGGGATTAAGCCGGCGAACAAAGCCAAAGGCTTCAATAAGGGCGGCGCTACCAAGTGCATGAAGAAGGGTGGCCCGACTGGTTTGGAAATGCGGAAAGTGGGTCGCAACATGGCCCGTGCTAACAATCAACGGGGGCGGTAATGGCCAAATACAGTATGAAGCGTGGTGGTAAGGAAGTAGGCCCAGCTTCGGTCTACGCCGAGCCGCATACGATGACCGGGAAGGCTGTAAACGCCAGAGATTTTATTGGTCGTAATGTCAAACCGATGCCTTCTGATTACATTAGCGTGGGAAACTATTCCACCGTTGACTATGAGAAGCCGCCGAAGAAACAGACCATGAAGACTCGCGGATGTGGTGCTGCGACCAAGGGCTGCCATAACAGTGACAAGATGGGCTGATAGATGAATTATTCCCAGTTAGTCTCTGCTATTCAGTCTTATACGGAGAATGATTTTCCGGGGCTAACTACGTCTCCTCCGTCTGCTACGTTTCCAGCGGTAAATACGTTTATTCAACAAGCCGAGCAGCGGATTTATAACGCTGTTCAGCTCCCTGCTATTCGTAGAAATGTGACCGGGGTTACGACGGCTGGGAATAGATATTTGACGATACCGACCGATTGGTTGGCGACGTTTTCGTTGGCGGTTGTGGACGTAGACGGGAATTACCAATACCTCCTCAATAAGGATGTTAACTTCATCCGTGCGGCGTATCCCACACCATACGATCAAGGTCTTCCTGAGTATTACGCCATTTTCGACGCTACCTCATTCATTCTTGGCCCCACGCCTGATGCAATGTATGGCTTAGAGCTTCACTATTACTATTACCCCGAGTCTATCGTCACCGCTGGCACTACTTGGCTTGGTGATAACTTTGACTCCGCGCTGCTTTATGGGTCATTGATAGAAGCGTACACCTACATGAAAGGTGAGCAAGATGTGTCTCAGGAGTATCAGAAACGGTACGAAGAAGCGATGGGCTTGCTGAAACAGCTTGGTGATGGCAAAGACCGCCGTGATGCTTACCGTTCTGGTCAAGTACGGTATCCGGTTAAATAGGAAGATATATGCTAGACGCGATGAGTGGGACTGTAGGATCTCCAGTGGTCATCACTACGGACTACCGTGGACTTACCCCGGACGAGCTTGCCGACTTGGCAATGGATAAAATCCTGAGTGTGTCTGTCTCGGCCCCCAGAGAAATCCGTGAGCAGGCGCTGACCTACCGTGCTTTGGTTCGGGATGTGGTGTTAGACCATATGCGACAGGCGGTGATGCATGACCGCGTAACGATTGCTAATGCTTTGGCTAAAGCGGGTGCGCCTGATTTGGCGTCCATTGTAAAGGAGATCTGATATGGCTTTTACTGGAAGCGCAATGTGTGCTAGCTTTAAAGCAGAATTGATGCAGTGCTACCACTTGTTTTCAAATGGTTCAAATCCTTCGCGTGTTGGTAATACAACACCGGATACGTTTAAGTTGGCGTTATACGACAATAGCTCGGCGCTAACTAAAAATACTACGGGGTACACAACTACGGGAGAAATTGCGTCTGGCAGCGGGTACACCACGGGCGGTAACTCATTGGTGATTTCCACGGCCCCGACGATTGATACGACCGGCCTTAACAACGTGGCGTACATCAGTTTTTCTACGACGACATGGACTTCCGCTTCGTTCACGACTTATGGCGGGTTAATTTACAATTCATCACAGTCCAACCGCGCCGTTGCGGTGTTAGATTTTGGCGGTGCAAAAACGGTGACTATTGGGACGTTTACGGTGACGTTCCCAACTTATGCGTCTGGTACGACCGCCGCAATCATTCAGCTTCAGTAAGAGGGTGTTATGGCGCTAGTTGTCGCAGACCGCGTACAGGAGACCACTACCACTACTGGCACGGGCACTATTACGCTCGCGGGTGCGGTATCTGGGTTTCAGTCTTTTGCAACAATTGGCAACGCTAACACAACGTACTATTGCGTCACCAGCGGCACTGCATGGGAAGTTGGGATCGGAACTTATACGTCAGCAGGCACTACGCTTGCGCGTACCACTATTCTAGCGTCATCCGCTGCTGGCGCGGCTATCACCCTTGCCGGTACGTCTAACGTGTTTTGTGTTTATCCAGCGGCTCAAGCCGTGTACGAAGACGCTAGCGGCATTGTTTCGGGGTATCCCATCAGTGGCGGCTCAATCAACAGCACGCCAATCGGCGCGACCACTGCCAGCACTGGGGCGTTTACTACCCTTAGTGCATCTTCAACTGTCTCCGGCACGGGCTTTAGCACCTACCTAGCTTCTCCCCCGGCTATCGGCGGAACGGCTGCTGCTGCCGGGGCTTTCACTACCCTTAGCGCCTCTTCGACTGTCTCCGGCACGGGCTTTAGCACCTACTTAGCTTCTCCCCCGGCTATCGGCGGAACGGCTGCTGCTGCCGGGACGTTTACTACGCTGATTGCCAATACCAGCGCGGGCATAGGGGCTATCGCGACAGCGGGTAATAATTTTTACAACGCTAAAACCATTACTGGCGCTGCGAGTGCGAACGGTAACATCACCGTTACGACTATTCAAAGTGATGTTACTGCTGCTGGTCGGGGATATGCAACCCTTCTGGCAACAGCCGCCGCATCGTTTTCTACGACAATCCAACATTTTTACGCCGGTCAAAGTAGTATTGGCGTAGGGTCAACTGTAACATCCCAAATTGGATATTATTCAGAATCAAACCTAGTTGGTGCTACTAATAATTATGCTTTTAATGCCAGTAACACCGCCGCCGTAACCGCTGGCAAAACTGCCTATGGGTTCTTCTCTAGCGTCAACACTGCTACCGGCGGCGGTACAACCTACGGCTTTTATGCAGCGGGTACCGCCGATAACGTATTTAGGGGCAACGTCTACTTTGGCAACACGGGGGTAACTCCCACCGCTAAAATTCATGTTGCCGCCGGCAGCGCCACGGCCAGCACCGCGCCTTTGAAATTTACATCAGGGACAAACCTGACGGCGATTGAAGCCGGTGTGGTGGAATACGACGGCACGATCATGTCGGCCACCCCCAACGCCAATTTCAAGCGCGGCACGATACCGATTACGAACTACACCTCCGGCGTTGGTACGAGTTTGACCGCTGCGGCGGAAGCCACATTGCAGGTTTTGCTACCAGCAGCAAACGACACCATCACGCTGTCGATTGGTACATATTTCTTGGATTTGGCTTGCACGTTTACCAGAGGCACGGTCTCTACAACTTCCGCACAGGCTCAGATAAATATCTTGGGGACTGGCGGTGCGGTAGGGTCGTTTAGCGGGATGTCGTTAAGCTCCCCTACGGCGGGCGGCGCTACTGCTAATTTTGCGTTTAACGCGGTTAACATTAACGTCAGTAATGTTGTAACAGCAGCAAGCACGACCATATCGGGGGTATACACCATCACGCTGAGAGGGATGTTAAAAGTAACGACCGCAGGGACGATCATCCCGCAGTACAACTTAAACGCAAACCTAGCCTCGGCGGGAACCGCAACTGCTCCAAACGTGCTGTATTTTAGGCTTCAACAAATTGATACTCAAAGCGCAGCGGCTTTTGGGCCTGCTGGCACAGGTTGGGGTTAATCGCCATGACAACTTGGTCTATCCAGTCGATGCTGGTCAAAACGCAGGAATCCGGGCAGACCGATGTTGTCTACCTTGTTGATTGGCTTGCATCAGATACTGACGGTGTGAACGAAGCGCGAAGCGGTGGGCAGACTGAAATCCCTGCGCCAACGGGGACTTTCATTTCTTACGATCAACTCACTGAGCAGCAAGTGCTTGACTGGGTATGGGCGGTCATGGGGGATGAAGTTAAAACTGAATTGGAAGCCAATCTGAACATGCAGATTGTGTATATGCAGCAGCCTCCGGTCGTATCTCTCCCGTTGCCTTGGGGCTAGCAAATGTTTTCCCAAGCGGCTTTTTCGGCAACACCGTACTCTTCCATTTTACGGCTAGATACGACTGTTGCTCTTACGGGCGTCACGACTACCTGTATCATAGGGCCGTTTACTGCCATCCCCGGTGCGGATGTAGCCCTTACCGGCGTCACGACTACTTGTGTGGTAGGGAATGTTATCGCGTGGGGGCAATGGGCAAAAATATCCCCCGACCAAAATCCAGATTGGGAACCCGTAGACGATAGTCAGGCAAATGCTTGGGCAGACGTTGACGTTGCACAAACCCCGAACTGGAATCAAATAGCTGCGTAAAAGGATCTAAAAATGCCGACTTACACTAATCTTGGTATTCAACAAATTACCACGGGCACCGAGGCCGGTACTTGGGGCACGATTACAAATACCAATTTTGATTATTTTGACAATTCTATTGTAGGGGTTGTAAATGTAACTCTTACTGTTACAGGAACAACTTCCAGTCCTAATACGTTTAATGTACAAGACTATACTGCGTCTGATGGTCGAAATAGAGCGGTAACTTTTGTTGATGCTGGAACTGCATTGGGGGCTACTTGCTACGTCCAAATTACCAAAAATGGTAGTTCAACTGCTCCATATTTTAACGGATATTATTTCATTCGTAACTCGCTTACGACACAAAATCTTATTATTTTTCAAGGAGCGTGGGGCGGTAGTTCAGTTACCATTCCCAATGGCACCGACGCTATTATTAAATGTGGGGGCGGCGCTGTAAGCGTCCTTTACACAAAACCTGTATTTACGGGCGTTACCACCACCACGGCAGTGGCGACTACCTCGATAAGTGTGGGGGCAACCACGGCTCCAACAGGGACTTCAATATATGCGTCTAAAAATCTTACGGGTAGTACATCCGCGTTTGGCGTGCAATCTATTGGCGTTGCACAAAGTGACGTAACTTCGTCAGCTATAGGATATTACGCCAAAATTGGAACCGCTTCTGGTACACCTGCTTCGACAACCCCGGTTCAGTTTTACGCTAGTCAAGGCACATTTTCTGGCACTGCGCCCACCAACCAATACGGTTTTTTATGTAGCGGCACTCAATTAACAGGCGCTACCAATAATTACGCTTTTTACGCGGCTAACCAAGACGTAGCCCCGCTTACATCAGGTAAAACTGCGTATTCGTTTTATAGTTCTATGACCCGAGGAGTGACTGCTTCTACTAATACTTTTGCATTTTATGGCGCGGGAAGTGCCCCTAGTTATTTTGGGGGAGATGTTACTGTCGTAGGAAATTTGGGTGCAAATAAAGCAGTTGCGTCCAATATAGGATTGTCGGTAGCGTCAACTACGATCACTTCCGCGTCTAATGCCGTGCAAGCTTACGATAGCGCGGGCACCAACATACTCTATATTCGCGGTGATGGCGGTCTTTTTTTGAATGGTGCTAAAACTGAATCTCCTGCAAACAGCACTGGAGCAACAACTGCCAGCCCTGCAAATATGTTTGTCGCTTCTGCTGCGGGGGATACCCAAATCCTTCGTAGCACTTCGTCTATTCGATATAAGCAAGATATACAAGACCTCACTTATGGCATTGAAAATGTCATGCAATTGCGCCCCGTTACTTATCAAGGAATCCGAGACCCCGGCAAAGTTTGGGGTGGGTTTATTGCAGAAGAAATTGAAGCACTTGGACTTACTGAATTTGTAGTTTATGACGATCAGAACCGCCCCGACGCGCTTGCTTACGGCAACATGACGGCGCTTCTAACCAAAGCTATCCAAGACCAGCAAGCCATGATCGAAGACCTTAAAACCCGCTTGGCGGCACTTGAAGCAAAATGAGTCCGAATAAGAAGTTGTCGGTCTGGGTGACGCTCATTGCTACGGTCACGTTATCGACCATTCTTTTAGCAATGGTTAGCGGTTGCGGATACGATGGGGATTTCCGCTATCCATGCCAAAATCCAAAAAATTGGAAAAACGAAGATTGCCAAAAGCCATTTTGTGAAGCGACGGGAACATGCCCAGACCAACTAACGAAGCGCAATCAGACAAACAATCCATAGAAAAAACAACCCAGCGATTGACGCCCGCAGAGCTTGATGCGCGTCTTCGCTTTATTGTTGGATTGACGTTAGCAATAACGATGGTTGGCATCATCGCAGCGGTTTTATTTTCATTAATTTTCGTAACTCAGCCCATCGATTCGCAAGCTCCAAATGATGCTGAATTTTTTAAATTGGTAACTCCCATCGCTACATTTTTAACAGGAGCATTGAGTGGGATAATGGTAACGAGCGGCGGAAGTAAACGAGAAGGCGAATGATGGATTACCAAACACTTTTTAACATAATCCTTGGCGTTGTGATGGCGATTATCGGATGGTTTGGCCGCTCCGTGTGGGAGGCCAGCATTGCACTCCGTGCAGACCTTTCTAAGCTCCGCGAAGAGATCCCCCGCACTTACATTTCCCGTGAAGATTACCGATCTGACATCCGCGAAGTGAAAGAAATGCTGACCCGTATTTTTGACAAACTTGATTCAAAGGTAGACAAATGACGTTTGAAGAATCTTTCAAGGTACTTATCGGGCACGAGGGCGGTTACAGCGACGACCGCAACGACCCCGGTAACTGGACTGGCGGCAAGGTTGGCGTTGGCGAAATGCTGGGCACTAAATATGGCGTCGCCGCTAACTCCTATCCGATGGAGGACATCAAAAACCTGACGTTAGATCGGGCGCAGCAGATTTACCGCCGAGACTATTGGGACAAGTTGCACGCCGATGACCTCCCTAAGCAGGTGCGGTTTGCTGTGTTTGATGGCGCAGTGAACTCCGGGGTTGGTCAGGCTGCGAGATGGCTTCAGCGGGCTGTTGGGGTTAAGGATGACGGGGTTATCGGTCAGGGGACGTTGGCTGCGGTGCGGGCAATGGATCAGTACAAGCTCGCTGCGGTGTTCAACGGTCAGCGCCTCAAGTTCATGACCGAGTTGAAAGTTTTTGATAAGTATGGTAAAGGATGGGCACGGCGTATCGCCGAGAATCTGATTAACCTTCCGTAGGAGGAGCCTCCATGAATCTCAAGTTTTTCCTAGATCGTGCGAAGGAACCCTCTACTTGGCGCGGCGCTGCCGTCATGGTGGGCACGCTTGGCGTGGGGGTTAATCCCGATGCTATGCAGCAGATTGGTCTGGCTGTCGGTGCTGTTATCTCGGCCATCGAGATTTTCCGCAAGGAAAAATAAATGCCCCTCAAGAAACTGGTATTCAAGCCGGGGGTAAACCGAGACCAAACCAACTATGCCGGTGAAGGTGGTTGGTATGCGTGCAATAAAACTCGGTTTTTCTCAGGGTTCCCTCAAAAGATCGGAGGGTGGACGAAGTTTACTTCTTCGGTATACCAAGGGGTATGCCGGACTATTTTTAATTGGGACTCCAGCGAAGCTTCTACGATAGGTAGTTATATTGCTTTAGGGACTAATGAAAAAATCTATGTGGCTTCCGGGCCAACTTTGCACGACATTACCCCAATTGAAAGTACAATTGCGCTCGCCGCGCCATATATCACTACAGTTGCTGGGTCACCTATTATCACACTTACGTTTGCGCTGACGCATAACGCAAGTATCGGGGACTGGGTAACTATTAGTGGCGCTACTGTACCCATAGGAGGCATCCCTGCCGCGTCTATTAATACCGAGTTTAAAATAATTGACGTACCTTCCGCTTCTACCATTAAAGTTACTACCAATACTAATGGTGACGGCAGTTCTGGCGGCAGTGCTGTAATTAGCGGCGCGTTTCAAATTGGTATTGGCGCAACCATTTCTCTTTCCGGGTACGGCTGGGGCATTCCCGCATGGGGTGGGTCTACTAGCTCTCCTACGACAGGCTGGGGCGTTGCGGCGGTTTCTCCTTTAAATATTCCACCCCGAATCGTTTACTTCGACAATTACATTGATGATTTGTTGTTCAACATCCGGGGCGAAGATATTTACTACTGGAATGTGGATACTACTTATCCCCGTGCAGTATTACTCAGTGCTAGTGGGCTTCCCGGCGTTTCATCTGTTCCGACACAAGTTACGCAAATTTTGTTTGATGGTAATAGTAATATTTTGTTGGCTTTTGGTTGCACTGCGTATGGCAGTGGGGACTATGACCCGCTTTTAGTCCGATGGGCAAGTCAAGCAAATTTTGCTAATTGGACGCCAAGCGACGATCCCGGCATTTCTACTGCGGGCTACCTCCGGGTGCAGCAAGGGTCTGCCATCCTAAAGGCAATCAACAACTATAGTGAAATCCTTGTATTTACCGAATCGTCATTAACTTCGTTTAAGTACACGGGCACTTTTCCGTATGTATTTTCCCAGAATCTTATTTCTGCGGATATGACGTTGATTGCGCCCAACGCGGTCATTGCTATTGGCAACGTCTTGTATTGGATGGGACACGATAAATTCTTAATTTATAACGGTAGGGTTGAATCA